CAGCCAAGCACCATTATTAAACTCCTCACTGTAAGTCAACAAATTTACAGGCGTCGTTTTAATCAACCCCGTCGTATCATCTACATACGTTGCAGACGATGCACGGCTGACAAAGGATTCAACGCTGGGGGTGTACTCAGTGAGTTCGTCGCCTTCTTCTATTTGATACCCCCAGGCCTCAAAGGTTACGTCGGGGAGTGGGTTATTAGGGTCTGCCCTATTCCACCGCTCAGCTCCTACATAGGCACGAACACCGTCATAGATAAAGGTTTTAGAAATGCGTTGCCACTCACCGTTAAACGTGACCAGTACTGTACTACCAGCAGCGTCGTCTGCAACAAAATAGATCTGCTCACCAGGTGTACCTTTAAGGTATCCAGAAACGGTATAGGTTGCACCTGTAGTAAGACCCGAGATCTCATAGCGCAGGTTTAACCCACCATTCCCAGTGGTTGTTACTTTGACACCATTTGCGCTCCCATCTGGAGCAACTGAAGTGGCGGGGATGGCTGTGGCTAAATTAGTAGTCCAACCTGGCAGCAGACTGCCTGCAAAAATGTCACTATAAGGCAGCAGGTTCGTCTTCGCAAACTTGTTACCACTGATCTCAGCAACGTCAGCCGCACGGGTGACGCTGGAGCCTTCGGTGGGGATGTAGGAAGTGGGGAAGGATCCGATTTCTAGTTGAGCGCCCCACAGGAAATTGTTTTGCGTGTAATTTCTATTCGTAAGCTTGATGCCGCCAGTGCCTGGATTTATAGTAGTAAAAGTCCGAATAATCCTAAACCATCCGTTAGGCAGTTCTTGATATGCAGCTGTGCCACCTGTACCTGAAATAGTCAACGTTTTAGTTGAGAAAATAAACGTAGTTCGATACCTGGCGCCTCCAAAACCATTATCGTCTATTTCTTGAAAGTATATATCTGTGCCATTATCTTTGACGTAAATTGAATGAGTGTAGGTTGTGGCTGGAAGAGCTGCTGGGGCATTGTAGTATACATTTTCGTTCACAAAACTAACACCGTCAGCTGTATTTGTTCCGTCAGGGGCAATAGCCGCGTTAGCGGTAATTGAGGCTCCAGCGGGGACAGTCCAGCTTGCTCCTCCTATGTCTTGACTGCTTATTACAAGATTCGTCCTAGCTTCTTCAATCAACAGCCCCAGGCTTTCACCCGTAGCTGGGTCATGGTCAAAGCGGGGCGCACCAGAGATCGTGCTGGTGGTTGGGATGTAGTCAGTAGCGGTTGTGCCTTCTTCTAGTTGAGCACCCCAGACTTCAAATGATTCACCAGAGTTGCTGTAAATTGTAAGAGCAGTAACATCAACAGAACTTACAACAGTCACACGGGTCCACCCGTTTGCAGCCTCTTCAACTGAAACGCTCACGACATTAGCGTCCTGTGAAATGATGCTAAAAGTAGGGCTAAAAAAGACCCTAGCTTTTACACCACCACCATCTTGCCCAAACCTAACGTCATCAGTTAGGTTCTTGAGATACACTGATGCTACACGTAGTCCTGGTGTACTGTTTCCCTGATAGACACCACCACCTGTGCTTGTTATCAAAGCTCCAGTGTTTGTTCCATCGGGCGCTGTTGAGTAGTTAGTCTGAACAGAGCCAGCTGCTGTCGACCACTGTGAGAAGTCTTGTGAGTAAGTGAGGTGGTTCACAGGCGAGGTCTTAATCAGACCGTCACCATCGACATACGTTCCACTGCTCGCACGCGTGAAGGTGATCAGGTTGTTGCCACTGACGCTGTCGGTAAGGCTCTTGTTTTCAGCGAAGTTAAGATCAAGGGTTGCGTCATCAAACAGCGTCTTACCAAGCTTCGGCACCAGGAGATCACCGAAGACAATATCGCCATTTTGCAGGTCGTAGTACTGTCCGCTGCCAGCAGGAATCAGCTGCTCGCTGAGCAGGAACTGCCCAGTCAGGGCGTTGAAATGTGCAGACATTATCCTCAGCTCCGTGCAATAGAAGTGCAGTTACCGCTACCGTCGTAGGTAAACGTCAGGGTAGCAACGGTAGCACCGTTAAGCTTGTAAGTGATGGTGGCAGGATTGCCGTCAGCGTTATGACCAGCAGGCTCAACAGTATCGTGAGCGGGGAGGTTCAAACCTCGGGTGGAAAGAGTGGTAGCCATAACGCCCTCCTGCGGCATTAGTTAGTTGCACTAGGCTACCTATGACCTTTAATAAGGAAATCGCTTATTAAAGAAAGGCGACTTAAGTTTGCATTAAAAAAGGACCCCGAAGGGTCCCAGAGGCCTATTTAGTGCCTCCTGGAGCATACTCGTACCGCAGGCCGATCTCGCGTTTGTAGGCAACAGCGGCGACGGCGCCTTCGTAGGGGTTCGAGTGGTAGCCAAGGCATTTCGTCACGAGCTTGCCGTCAACCCTCCTGCGGACTTGGGCTAGCCAAGGAGAGAGCTTGCGCCTTTCTCTTTTGTCTAGGGTGACGTTTCGGTAGCCGCTATTCGACTTGACCTCGCGATTGCTCTGCTGACCCGCTTTCGTTTCGAGGAACAGGTTGCTGCCAGCGTTGTTGTCCTTGTTGCGGTCAAAGTGGTCGACCTCGTAGAGACCAGGGCATTCCCCGTTATTGTAGAGCTTATAGACGATTCTACTCGTCTTATAGAGCACCTTATCAAGACGAACCTCCCAGTACCCATTGCGATGCCTGCGGCCTGCAGGGTCTCCTATGACGGTGTTCCTAGAGGTTTTAGCCTTCCAGCGCAAGCCGTTTGGGATGCTGGGATCGAGTTCAAATACCTCCTGGAGACGGCTGATGTGGGGAAGTTGAAGCATTTGGTGCCTATACTGCTACTCTCAGTATACCAGGCAACTTGAGTTTGCATTAAAAAAGGACCCCGAAGGGTCCTAGGAAGTCAGTGGTAGACTGATCAGACGGAAGCAGTTGCGTCGACATTGGCCAAGCGAGCGGCGGCTCGGCCATTGATGAGAGCCAGGCCGCAATACCATTCCACGCGGGTGATCAGCTGAGGCTGGTCGTGAGACTCACCCAGTTCGCGGACGTTCACGCCACCGTTCTGGATGCCAGTCAGGTGATCGTTGCCGAAGGACACGCAGTAGATGTCCTGAGCAGCAGGGTTGCTGTCGAGGATAGCCACGTTCTTGTGGTCGCGATCCAGTTCCAGCACGGGAATGCCAGAGTAGGAGAGCTGCTGGTAGCCGAACTCGTTACGACCGATTTCGATCTGACCGTTAGCACGAGCGTGACGGCTCAGCTGGCGACGAGCAGACTTCGACATGACCAGATACTTGGAACCGCCTTGGGCGTCCACGTTGTCGATCACTTCGTCAAGCTTGCCCAGGTCCAGAGCACCGCCGCCGTTGGCGAAGTACTGGGAGGAACCAGACTGAATGCGAGCGGCCAGGCCGTCGAACTCGGAGGGGGACTGGTTGGAGTCGCCGTTGATGAACAGAGCTTCCCAAGCCATGCGCATTGCACGCACGCGGGACTGCACCTGGTAGGACTTGGCTTCAGCGCCTTCGAGGTCCACGATAGCGCGGTCAACCTTGATGTCGCCACCAAAGAGCTTCAGGCTCTCGGACTGCTGGCTGACTTCAGCGTAGGACTCGGACAGGCTGCCGTTGTAGTTGCGAAAGCCAACATCGGGCAGAGATTCCTCTCTCTTCCAAAAGAGGCCGTTGCCTTCGATGGAGCGGAAAGGGAGAACAGACATGAGCTGACCAGCGGCCAGTTCGGTCACAACAGCCAGCTCCTGGGGAGTCTTGGCGTGCTTTTGAGCCTCGAGCAGGGTCAATGACATAACAAATACCTAAGGATGAATGAACAAAGAATTGGGTGTTAGCGTTTCGATGATTGTCACAACCATCTCGACAATCGCACCCTTCGAGTCCATTCCATCTCGGAACTTCCCTTCTGGGCTGCTATACCTATTATGCCTAAACTATATTTTCGGGCCATCTCAACTCTAGGCGAAGAGCTAAAGCCATAATGTAAGCGTCTTGCGGATTGGTATAGGAGTCCGTGCGGTAGTTTTTACCCTTGTGCCTGACGAGCCCATAGTACTTTCCGCCAGTCCTATTTTTGTAGACCCAATGAGGGAGATCGCGTTGCTTGCTTAGCTTGACGGGCTTATAGGTGCCTGACTTTCGCTTAGGGCGCTTGTTAGCCTGTTGCTCCTCTGCAGTGGCCCATCGGCAGTTTCTTGGGCTGTAGGGACCGTCGTTGTCAATGCGCTCGATCTGCAGCCCTTTCTGGAAGGAAGACCCCATGTCTTCAAGAAAGGCCAGGAAGCCTGGAGCCCAGCTTCGGTCGCCGCTCCTACCCTTTGTGGAGCCCCTCCATCTGTCGCACACAAAAATACCCCTACCCCCATAGCGAGGGTAGGAGTTGTCTTTACTATTGTGGCAACGGTCGTTCATAGCCCGCCACCTGCGATAGAGTTTGTGCTGTGACTGGTTCATGTTTAATAGCTCGGCTATTAACAGTATACCAGATCCTGTGCTTTCTAAACCCCTTGGTACAACTAGGAAAATGCCCTGCGGAACAACTCGTCCGAAGACAATCCAGCAAGATCCTCAACAGGCATGCCGTTAGCGTCTGTGCCACCGTAGCCGATACCAGCACCGCTGCCCTTGGCTCCCTTGAAAAAGGTCCCGAAAACGGGGTGATGCTTGTAGCTGGCCAGGTAGTCTTCAGGAGTGATGCGCTTACCAGTCTCCTTGTCTAGCATGGGATCGCCAGAGGGGTCAACTACGGTTAGAGAGCCATCAGCTTCATGACGGAAATTGCCACCCAGCTGACCAGCCATCAGGTCAAAGAAGGACACACCATCAACAGAGTCAGTACGACCACCAGCAGCATTGAACACCTTTTCCAGGGCGTACTGCTTTTTGTAAGCAGCCAGTGACTTGGCAGCGGCCTCAGCTTCCTGGCGGGCTTCCTGGGCCTGCTGAGAGTACTTGGTTTCGATGGCATCACGAGCTTCACCCCACTGAGCCTGCAGACGAGCAGCCTCGGCGGCTTCCTGCTGCAGCTTGGTGTACTCTTCAGGGTTGATTTCGGCGAACTTCTCAAGCTGACCCTTAGTCTCCTTGACTTCGCGCTCGTACTGTTTACGTGCCTCTCGTTCAGCCTTGAGAGCCTTCAGCAGGTTCTCGGCCTCGGAGCGGGGCATCATCTCTTCGCCAGAACTCGCGGGTGCGGGAGCGGCTGCCTCAGGCGCTGCATTCTCTGCGGCCTGGAGGTTTTCTTCGGACATGTGAAAGGCCAGGGATCACCCCTGGACGAATGTTACGCCGCTAGTATTCCAATCGCCCTAAATTAGCGCTTCCATTTCTTTTGAGGGCAGAGCATGTCGGGATCGCCGCCGACCCATGTTTTGGCTTCCATAAAACAGCCGCAATCCTTGCAGCGCTTGCTCTTCTCGTCGAAGAAGGGACACGCCTTGCAGGTATCGTAACGCTCCTCGCGGACCTCCTTTGAGACCCTGCCATGTTTAAATGCTTGGCCAGCGGTTTTCATCAACCCAGCAGCCATCTTGCCCATGCTAGGCGCCTTCGGCTCGGGAGTCTTCTGCTTACCAGTTAGCGCCATCAGCCTCTCGTTCCGAGACTTCGGATAAGCAGAGCAAGGGCCTGTAGGATAGACCCCTGCTGACTTCAGTTCCTCGCGAATGTCCATGCCTAGTCAAAAGCTAGGCTAGGATGCCTATCAGCTCTTGAGGACGTAACTTGAACTTGTGGTGTTGTAGTACAGCTCACCAGAAGACAATCCGCCAGTGCCTGCTGCTGCGTCGTCAACGTACTCACCGATTCCCAGCAACGTTCTCAAGCTGGCTGGCTCCCATTGACTAGCCGCATTATCCCAGGCAAGAACTTGCCCATCAGTAGGGGCAACGGTTGTGGTGTCTACATCGCTAAGGTCGTCAACGCTTAGTTGAGCAGGTTTGAACTTGGAGTCTGTCGAGTTGTATTGCAGGATGTCGCCGTTAGCAAGAGGGATATTAGTTGCACCGAACTGGGT